GCTGATGTCCACACACCACCCGGGGACCAGGCTGGGTACTGCGATGGGCGCGGTGGGGGCCAGGGTGACGTCCTGCGTGTCGATGTACACCGGGACACCCAGGTTGGACGTGAGCTTCGCGGCGGCCGCCACGTCGGCGCTAGCCTGGTCCGTGATGGTGGTCTGCTCGGTGTAGACCTCAAGCAGGCCGTAGTACGGGTTCACGCCACCGGCGGTGCCCACCGGGGTCCCGGCCTGCGATCCGGCAACGATCTGGCGGGTGCCGAGGGACGCACCGTCTTCGGTCACCGTGACGCCCTCGGGAAGATCTTCGTCCGACAGGCGGCCGACCACGTCGGCGAAGGCGTCCGGCAGGATGACGACGTTGTTCCCGACGGCGGTGAAGTCCAGCCCGGTGTCGGCCAGGTCCCGCAGGTGGTCCGCCGTCTGGCCGACGTTCGCTTCGTAGGTGCGCCCCGCCAGCACCATGGACGCCGCGACCACGGTGGTCGTATGGCCGGGGTCGTCGGGCGCCAGGCCGTCTTCCACCAGCGCAGCGGCCACCTGCGTGATGTCCGTGTCCACGAAGGTGTACGCCCTGTGCGGGACCCGGCGGTCCAGAAGGCCGATGATGTCCACGGCGGTGATCACGCACTTGTCGAAGGACCAGTCGATACGCGTGATGAACCCGGACCACATGAAATCCTGGCCCCGGTAGATGTTCAGCAGGTGGCGCCACGACCGCAGGTTGCCAAGCTGGTTGCAGCACTCGGTGCCGGTCACACCGATGGTGATCGTGGCCGCGCTGCTCTCGTTCAGCAGCCGGTTGTACTCGACCGACAGCAGGTCGCCGGTCTGGGTAATCAGCGACCCGTCCCGGTCCGTGATGGTGTACGTGTGCGCGGCACAGCCTACGGCCATCACATGTTCCTTCCGCTGACGCCGAACGAGATACTGGCGTCCGTGGCGGGCGGGTACGCCGGGTCCGTCTCGATGCACAGGCAGTAGGTGGCGCAGCTGAGTTCGTTGAACCGGACGGGCCCGCCGTCCTGGTCCCCGTAGACGGTGGTCGCCTGCTGGCACGTGTCGTTGCAGACCAGCAGCGCCTTGCCGATCTGGCCGTCCAGGATGAGCACGCCACCGGCGGGAACGTACGTGATCACGAACTCTTCGATCGGGTCACAGCGGTTGTTGTCCGCGATGGTGTCGCAGCTGAGCAGGGACCCGACGGGCTTGATGAACATGAGCACGCGCACGTTGCGCAACGGCGAGGACCCGGCGTTGATCGTGATCATGGGTACGTCGCTGGACCAGCCGGGCCGGAAGGACAGGTCGATGTCGTAGCAGTCCCGCTCGCTGCCCAGCGGCACGCAGAAGGACGTCAGCGGGGCCGTGGGCTGCGGCGGGGCCGGGATGGTGTTCAGCGGGTCGTCGCAGCCGGTGTCGGCCGCACAGCTGCCGAAGAGGCAGTCGGACGCCGGGCAGTCGCCCGTGTCCGTCTCGGGGTCCCGAAGGCACCAGTCGATGCACGGCGTTGAACCGTCCGCCGTCGGAAGCGGGACGTCGAGCAACGGCAGGACGTCCGACCACGCCCACGGGTTGGCCGCCACCAGGACGAATTCAACGGTGATGATCGTCCCGCCAGCAGCACACCCGCCATTGGTGCACTGGCCGGACCCGTTGGTCTGCACCACAGTGGGGCCGGACACCAGCGCGGTACGCCGGAAGGTGCGCCGGTGGTCCGCGTTGAAGACCGCCGGGGTCTCTTCACCGGGGCAGCAGTTGTACATCACCAGGCAGTCGCCATCGCAGGCGTCCGCCGTGCACTGACTCAGCGCCTCGGACAGGTACTGCAAGCCGTACGTGGCGCCGCAGCAGGACCGGCCGACGATCAGGCCCGTGACCGTGATGGTGCGCGGCAGGCTGCGGCTCGGACCGAACACACCGCCGCCACCGACCGCGTTGGTCACGCTGCGCCCGCGCGGGTTGTCCTCGATTCCGCCGATCGACATGGGCAGGAAGCCAAGGTAGTCGCCCGAGTGGTCCTGGTCCACGTCGTACCACGGCGCCGGGTCGGCGGCCGGGGTGTCGTACGGTACGCCCTCGGTGGCCGGGTACTCGATGATCTCTTGCGTCAGCGTGGGGCAGCCGCAGACCCCGGGGCCCGTGTCGAAGGGGGACCCGAGGTTGGTCATGTACACCTCGGTCCGGGCCGTGTTCCAGATTTCCTGCGAGCCAAGCGCAGCGTAGTCGTTCAGCATCCGTCGCAGCCCTTCTGCGGGGGCACCGGGTTGCCGTTCCGGTCGGCCGTCCACGTCGTCTCGGGGCTGGCGCAGCGGCCCCAGCACTGGCCGTCGAAGGGCCGCTGGCTGATCGAGCGGTACCCACCCAGCGGTCCGCTGGCGATGTCCGTCGCCCAGACGCTGTGCGGCCGGTACGCGCGGCCGTCGAAGAGGTCAGGCCAGACGTCGTAAGCGGCGGGCCCGCTCGGCACCGCCCGCCGAGGCCGCGACAAGTCCAGGGACCCAAGCCAGCGCTTGAGGCGGTTCAACACGGCCATGCCCGTCCCTTCGATGGTGGTAGGGACAGCTTACCGGGCAAGCGAACGGCCCCCAGCTGGGCAGTGGAACCGGCGTGGGGATCCGGGTCCTGCTGGGGGCCGTTTTCGGGGGAACTGGGCGGGTCCGTAGCACTGGGCTGCGCGCCGTAGCTGTGGGACCGAGCCGGGTCCGCCGTGCCATCGGGATGGCTGCGCCAGCTTACACCACGGGGGCAGACGCTGCAATGACGGTGGCCGCTCGGTGCGCCAACACCGAGCGGCCGGGATGAGCGGTGGCGGAACCGTCCCGACCACCTTACATCACGGCGGCAGGTTCCCGCGTTTCGAACCCCTTCCCGCGTTGTCCCGCGTTTCAAAGCGGCCTCGCCGCGTTTCGCGGCACGATGTTTTCGCAGGTCAGACGCGGTGCCTGACCCCGTTTCCCGCGTTCCCGCGTTTGCCGAACCAAAAGGGACCCCATACAGGTAACACACGGTCGACGCAAAAACCCCCGTCACGTGCGTTAAGGAAACCAAAAGCGGGAACGCGGGAAACGGTGCCCCTGCACCCGGCCTGACCTGCGAAAAGACCCGTCCCGCGTTTCGCGGCGGGGTCCTTTTGAAACGCGGGAAACGGGGTCCGAAACGCGGGACTGGGTTCGAAACGCGGGAACCTGCGGGCGTGTGGTAAGCCCAGAGTCACCGAGCTTGACGCAGCGCATCCGTGAGGAACGGGTTCCCCGCGTACCCCGGGTGCCGGACCAGCCGGGCGTAGACCACCCGGCCGTTGACGACGAACCGCAGGCGCCCGCCCCGCCGCCGGGGTCGGATCTCGTGGGCCACGCTGCCGTTGTGGACCAGCACGCTGTGCTCGTTGGTGCTGATCACCTTGATCGACTTGGGCTGGGCGTCGCCCACGACGATGCCCGTCGGGATGGTTCCGTTGGTGGCCGAGTTGATCCGCGCGTACCCGGCCACCTGTTCGGCCTTCTGGCGAAGCATGAGCTGGACGCTGGTCCGGAAGTTCTCGGCCACCCCGCCGCCCCGGAAGGTGACGACTACGCGGGCCATCACGGCCCCACAGGGGCGTCTGCGGGCGCCGGGACGGGGCAGACGAAGCAGTCGTCCAGAGCGACCGTCACGAGCTGCTCAACGCCCACACAGCCGCCCTGCGGGCCCAGCGTGGCGCCCTGCCCCATGGTGTACCGGCGGCCGTGCCGCCGCGTGACCGTGTCCGTGCCGGGGAAGCAGCAGAAGATGCCGCGCTGGATGGCCAGCATGTCCGCGTGCAGCTGCATCGCGGTGGCGCCGAGCGCTTCCATGGCGGGCGGGCAGCCCTGGTCGTCCGGGCCCGGCGAGCAGCGCCACAGGGTCGCCGCCAGGTCGACGGCGGTGATGGTAGGGGCGCAGTTCTTCAGGTCCCGCACTGAGCTGGGCGAGGACGGCGAGTACTGCGGGAACTGGTCCCGGGTGGTCTGGAAGACGCGGACCACGTTGACGGTGAGCTGGCCCGGGAACTCGCCCTCGGGGACGTTGCAGCCGCCGTCGCAGCCGTCGGCGGCGGGCGCACCCGGGACGACGCCCACCCGGCAGGGGCATCCGGCCAGGCCCGGCACGTCCGTGTGCAGCTGGTCCAGCGCTTCGCAGATGCAGTTCAGCAGGTCGGTCGCGGCCTGGTGGACGGCGAGAGGCGACAGGGACATGGTCAGACGTTCCCTTCGGTCACGATGGGTCAGACCCCCGGGTACCAGATGCGCGGACGGCGGGGCGCGTCCGGGGACAGGACCCGCATGGCCTGCGGCAGGCGGGACGGGTTCACCGTGTGGATGAACAGGTCCACCAGCGGCAGCCCGGTCCGGCCGTCCGCCAGCGCCTCGGACACGGGCTCGAACTCAAGGTCGACGCCCTGGCGCGACAGCCGCGACAGGTTGTTGCGCGCGCCCACCCCGCAGCCGCACCCGTTGCAGCCCTTGATGTAGTGCGCGGCCAGCTCGGACAGGGCCGCGACGCCCATCGCGGGCAGCGGGATCCCCGTGCGGTAGGTGACGGTGAAGGTGTCCGGCTCGCCCGGCGGAAGACTCATGTCCTGGCAGCCCGGCCAGCACGTCCCGCCCTCGGCGTCGGCCGCGACGTCGCTGCGACGGACCAGGTACCGGCCGTCCAGGACGCTGTACGTCAGCGGGTCCACCGTTGCACCGCCGATGTCCACCGAGACGACGTCGAAGATCGGGCCCGGAAGGTAGATCTCGCACAGCTCGGGGCCGCAGTGGCAGTCCGAGGCGCAGCCGCACAGCGACGCGTTGAACATCATGCCGTCGCGCATGTACGGCAGGAACGGGCCCGTGGTCAGGTACCCCTGGCCCTGGTTGTAGAGGCGGCCGAGCAGGAAGTCGTACCCGTCCGCGCACTGCTTCCGGCACGGGCGCACGACCACCGGGCAGGACGGCCCGAAGCGCTGGCCGGTCAGCCCGAAGAGCAGTTCGGCCGCCACCCGGCGCCAGTGCTCGATGGTCTCTTCGGTGGTCCCGGCCGGGATGTCCATGCACGACCGGTCGAGCGTCCAGCCGTCCAGGCTGCACAGACCCGAGTTGAGCGGCATGCCGCCGTCCCTTCTGGTGGTTGCGGGCCGGGGCGCAGCGCTGCAACGCGCTGCGCCCCGGGTGTTGCAGACGCCGCAACGAAAGTTGCACCTGAGTGCAACTTTCGTTGCTACACGACCGTTACGGGGCCGGGGC